CGAATACGAAAAGCTCGCCGCGCGCTGGGCCTCGTCACAGGCGGGCGTGGTCAAGACCGAATACGGCGCGGACGAGGAACTTGCTTCCGTGCTGCGCGGGGAGAAAGATCAATTTGGCAACGAGATCAAGCTGACGGCGTTGGAGCCGGGGCGCATTAACTATCTCAACACAGGCGAGAGCATGGAGGTTTTTGCCAACAGCAACCGCCCCGCACAAGCCTTTGCCAACTTCGTGCAATACCTTGAGAATCGTATGTGTCGCGCCCTTGGTGCTTCCGCTCGCGTTATCCTCGACCGCACCAGCGCAGGCCCGGAAGCGCGTAAGGATTTGCGGCAGGCCGAGCGCACGTTTGATTTCTGGCGCTATCAGTTGGAGGCGCAATTCTTGAACAAGGTGGTTCGCCTCGCCTTGATGGATGCCGCCGCAAAGCGTCTCCTGCCTAACCGCCCCGAAGTCACTCTCGGTCAATGGCAATGGCCGGGATCGGTCAGCATCGACGCTGGCCGCGATGCTCGCGCCGACATTGAACTCTGGCGCATGGGTCTGGCAACTGCCGCCGAACTCTATGGCGAGGCGGGCCATGATTGGCAGGCCAGCATGAGACAACGAGCCAAAGAGGCGGCTTATATCCGCGAGCTTGCCGACGAAATGGATGTGAACCCTGCCGAGATTAGCGGTGGCAAGGAGTCTATCGCCACCGATCCGAACCGCGCGCCCGTTACCGCACCCGCACCGCAAGCCGAACCAGAACAGGATTTGCAGCGCACCGATTTTGCGATCCCCAAGAAATACGCGCACATCAATTTCAAGCCAACCGCCGCCCTCGCAGTCGAGGCCAAGCGCGGCCTTGCGTGGCGCGAAGAATACGGACGCGGAGGAACAGAAGTCGGAGTCGCGCGCGCGCGTGACTTGATGAATCGCACGAATCTTTCACCGGATACGATCCGCCGCATGAACAGCTATTTTGCCCGTCACGAAGTCGATAAGCAGGGCGAAGGATTTAAGCCGGGGCAGGACGGTTATCCGTCCGCTGGCCGCATCGCATGGGCCTTGTGGGGCGGCGATGCCGGGGCGTCTTGGGCTGCGGCTCGCGCAGCACAGATGGACGCTGCGGATGACGAAGAAGGCTAAACTTTAACGGGGGCGATTGCTTCGACCGTCTCTGCGGAGACAGGCACGGGGGTTCAAACCCCCCGCCTCCACCTTTTGACAGATCGCGTCTTGCATGACCAAGACTGACTTCGCTGTTCTGCAAGGACAGATCGACGCGCAAGCCGCGACCATTTCCGATGTGAGCGTCATCACGGTTGGCGAGGCCAAGGGCCACGGGATGCAGATCGACGCGCAGACGTTGGTCGAAGTGAAAGCCGCCGCCGAGACTTATGCTGGCGGGCTGAAGGTCAAGACCGACCACTACACAGGATTCAACGAGATTGTCGGCACGTTGAAAAACTTCCGCATCGACGGCGATCAGCTACGCGCTGACTTGTTTTTGCTTAAGAATCACGATGCTACCGCTCGCATCTTGGAGATGGCCGAGCTTATGCCCGACACCTTCGGCCTTTCGATCAGCTTCACGGGCGAGCATGAGGAGAGTGAAGGCGGGACGGTCTTTGCGCGTTGCACCGAAATTTATTCTGCCGATTTGGTCGATGCTCCTGCCGCCAATCCTACGGGCCTGTTCTCTGCAAAGGTTGACAGCGGAAAAAAGGACATGGACGAAAAGCAATTTGCCGAAGCCCTCGCCGCCGCCCTCGCGCCGATCAACGAGAAGTTGAGCGCGTTCGAGGCTTTTGTCACGGAAGCCAACACCAAGTTTGCCGCGCTGGAATACAAGCCCGAAGACGAGGAGAAGGAAATGTCTGAAGGCGAAATGCCCGAATCCGAAGACGAGGAGAAGGAAGACATGAGCGCCAAGCTCGCCGCTGAACTCGCGGAGATCAAATCGCTCGTCACTAATTTTGGCGCAAAGCCCGTGGCCCCGGCGGTTGCCGTTGAGGTCAAGGCCGACGAAGCCAAGGAGCCGACCAATTTCAGCGAAGCCCTCGACATCGTGAAGGCCGAAGGTCTTTCCGGTTCCGCCGCCACGAAAGCCGTCATTGCCCGCTTCCCCGACCTCTACCTCGCTGCCCGTAACACTGGCATCAAAACTCTCTAACCTAAACAAACACTATGGCATCCCAAGTTGATTCACTCAATCGCTCCTTCGTCGCCAACGCGGCGATCAGCGCCTTCCGCCTCGTCAAGCTCCACACGACCGAGAACGAAGTTGTCGCCGCCACCAATGGTGCGGCCATCGGGTTCACGCAGGAAGACGCTTCGGCGGCTGGTGTCGTGAACGTCAAACTTTTCCACCCGACCTATATGGCGACCGTCAGCGGTGCTGGCGTGGCCGTTGGCTCGGCTGTCCACGCGATTGCTGATGGCAAAGTTGCCTCGGCTGGCGGTGTCTCGGTTGGCTACGCGATCAACGCTGGCACGACCAACGACATCATCGAGATCGCGGTTTCGTCGAAGAGCTTCTAATCACTAACTGACCTACTACTATGGCTTACAATAACAGCAACGCTCTTCCCCGCGCGGAAATCTCGCAGGCCGTCTTTGAGGCGCAGTCGAACAATTCGACCCTGCCCTTCATCGGCCTTGAAGTTCTTCCGATCCTCTCCGTTCCCGCTCGCTCTGGCGAATACGTCAAGATCGAAGTCGGTTCCGGCGAAGCCTTCAACGCTGACGCGCTGAAGACCGCTCCCGGCACGGATCGCAGTCGCGTCACCCGCCGCTTCACCACGGACAACTACTCGACCACCTCCTACGAGTTGGAAGAGTTGCTTCCGGATGAGTCGAGCGCCGACCTCGGTCGCTATTTCGATGTGGAAGTTGCTTCCGCGACTTTCCTCTCCAACAGCCTGCTTATCGGTCACGAACAGCGTGTTGCCGATCTGCTTGCCAGTTCTTCCATCAGCGCGATCTCGGCTGCTGCCGCTTACACCGCTGGCTCGGTCGATACGCTCGACATCGCCAAAGACGTTGACGATGCGATGACCGAACTCGCCAAGAAGAACGTGGTCGCGGACACCGTGATCCTGTCGCTGCAAGTCTTCAACCGCATCCGTCGCTCGACCAAGCTGCTCAACAACATCTTCGGCCCCGTCAAGAACGTGGCCCAAGCTCGCCCTGCCACCGCGCAGGAAGTTGCTGACGCGCTTAACGTGTCCCGCGTGCTGGTTGGCCGCGCTGCCAAAAACGGTGCGAAGAAGGGTCAGTCCTTCTCCGGTTCGTTCATCTGGTCGAACAGCAAAGTGATCGTTGCCAAGCTCGGCGCTGGCGAGTTCACCGCTGGCGGTCTGGGTCGCACCCTCCTCTGGAGCGAAGACTCGGCCACCCCGCTGGTCACTGAAACCTACCGCGACGAGGCCCGCCGCAGCAACGTCATCCGCTGCCGCCACAACACCTCGGAGAAGCTGATCGACGCTTCCTGCGCTATCGGTATCGACACCTCCTACGCCTAATCGCTAATTGTTCTGTGTGCATGGGAAGCCCCGCCGCAAGGCGGGGTTTCTGCTTTTTGACAGACGGCATCGGGGCAGATGCCAGATTCACAGCCGAAGATCGCCGTCTGCATGATTGCAGGCAACGAGGAGGCGGTCATTTCCCGCGCCCTCGACTCCGCTTTTACCGTCACCGACACCGTTATTGTCGTGCGCGCCTGCGGGGGCCAGACGCCCGATTCCTCGCTTGAGATTGCCCGCCAGCGCGGTTGCATCACCGGGGAATACTACAACAGCCCTGCAACGTCCGATTGGCCCTTTGTGGACGATTTTGCCGCCGCTCGCAACGAAGCCTTCCGCCTTGCCGCCGAGACGGGCGCGGAGTGGTTAATGTGGTTCGACTGCGACGATGTGCTGCCTGAAGGCATGGGCGCAACGATCAAGCAAGCCTGCGCCGATACCAAGGAAGAGTGGATTTTGGCCGAGTATGACCTCCCGCAGCACTGTAAGTCTGTCCTGCGCGAGCGGCTATTCCGCACCGGGACGGCGGCATGGTTCAACGGCGTCCATGAAAAGTGCGTCCCTGTGACCAAGGAGGAAGGCAAAGACACGCTCAAGGTGCGCGTCCGCAAAGACATTCGCATCATCCACGCCCCGCTTGACGGCAAGAAAGGCAGCAACGAGCGCAATCTGAACATCCTGCTCTGGCGCTACCAAGAGATGCAGCACTTGGCGTTTTATCTGCACTACGAGTATTTCCTGCTCGGCAAGCGCGAGGAGGCGGTCAAATACGGGTTGCAAGCCCTGCGCCTCGACAACCTCGACGGCGTTTATCGCTACGAGGTCATGCTCAACATGGCGTTGCTTGTCGCGGAAAACAAAGACGGGCAAGACATCTTACAGCGCGCGATTAAGCTCTGCCCGGAACGGCGCGAGGCACATCACTTGCTCGCGCAGATGCAGATGGACGCGGGTCAAGGGGGGGAAGCGGTCAAGACTGCCGAGCATTGTTTGACCTTGGCCGAGCCACGGCTCAAGGAATGGACGCATCGCCCGAACGTCTATGGCTGGCTTGGCTACGCCACGCTCGCTCACGCGCATCGCATGGCAGGCAACAACGACAAGGCCCAAGAGATTGAGGACGCGATGCTGGAGCGGGGAGGCAGACCGCGCATTAGCCTCTTGCACGCCACGCGGGGCCGCTGGTCAAAGGCGATCACGGCCATGTCGCTATGGGTCGGGCGAGCCGCTAACCCGGAGGCGGTCGAACATTGGTTTGCCATTGACGAGGATGACGAGGAATCCCGCGAAAAGCTGCGGCGTTTCCGGTGCGTTATGTCTCCTGCTGGCGACTACTCGGTCGGGGCATGGAACACCGCTGCCAAGGCCTCAACCGGAGATGTG